TTAAAAAATACATTAAGAGATCGTATAAAAAAAGAAGTAAATAATTTAAACGCAAAAGAAAAATCTCAAATTGTAAGAGATTATATAAATGCTAGAAAACTTCCTAATAAAGATAATTTTGATATTGTTTTACAAAAAGATTTAGAAAATCTTATTGAAACACGTGCATTACCTTTAGTAAAAAAAGTTTATGAAATGAAAGGCAAAGTTTTAGAAGCAAATGCATGGAGAGGTGATAAAGAATTTAATAATATTGGTGTTCGTTTTATAGATGTAAATGGCAAAAAACAATTTATGAAATTAACAAATCGTGAGCATTTAAGACCTTTATTTGAAGGTAATAAATTTATGCCACAAATTGATCCACAAGGAAACAGACTTCCATTAACAGGTAATCATACAATAGATTTTAATAATGCCAGAAGAATGGCTGAAAATAATTTAGGCAATCAAATTCAAAAAAATAATACACGCATTGCTGAGTTTCAAGATAAAATACAACAATTAAAAATAGAACAAAGGTTAAGATTAAAAGAAAAATATGAGTTTGATATTAATTATGTATCAAATATGTTTACAGATGGTGTTTTAAAGTGGGCTTACAATTCTATACCTACACCTATGAAGACAATTATATCAAGTAAAGTTATACCTAATCCTGTTAAAGAAATGGCTTTAAAATTAGCTAATGATTATGGCATGGCTTATACATTTCAAATGGCAGGAAGAGCTTTAGGTGGTTCTGTTTTTATTGCTAAAGGTCAGCATGTTGGTGAAGTTATAGCACTAAAAAGAGATATGTTAGATATTTGGCGACAAGATAGATTGCAAATTTCTGATTACCAAACATCAGATGCTATACTTACAATTAAAAAAACAGTAAGAAATTATACAGGAGCTAAAGGTGGTTTTAATAAAGCAGATGAAACCTTTGCTGATTTTTCTAAAAGAATGACAAATCATTATATTATAAATAATACAGATGATTTAACAGCAGGAGAAAAAAGTGCTGTAGAGTTAATTAAAAAACATTTCCAACGACAAGAAGCAAAATTAGTTAATGAGGGTCTTATAGGGGATTCAAGACCACTACAAGCAAAACAAGATATAATTAAATCTGATATAGCTAGAATAGAAGATATGTTAGAAAATGGTGTTTTAGTTTTTAATGAAAAACAAAATAAATTTATTCGTGTTCCATTGAAAAAAAATACACGAACATATTTTGTTAATCAAAGATTACCTGATTTAAATAGAAGAGTTAAAAATTTAGATAACGAAATAAAAGTAGTAAGAGAAACAAAAGGTGCATTAGAAAACTTTTTTCCTAGATACTGGGATAGAGAAGCTATTAAAAGAAACAAAGATAGATTTATTAAAATACTAGAGCAGTATTATATAGGTAAAAAATATGTTTATTTTAAAGGTAAAAATAGAGATGTAACAGAAAAGTTACTTACAGTTGATGAATCCAAACAACGAGCGCAAGATGTGTATAAAGAAATTATGGACATGAAAGATGTCATGGATTTTGAAGAAGGTTTTTTTGGTGCTAATGTTTCTAAACATATGCGCCATAGAAAAATAGATATACCAAATGAATTAGTTAAAGATTTTATTGTTACAGATATACAAGCGGTAGCTACAGCATATGCTCATAGGACAATGCCTATGTATGAAATGAAACGTAAGTTTGGGTATACAAGTCAAGAAGATTTTATAAATGAAATTACAGATCGTATGGTTATTAATGGCAATACCCAAGAAGAAATAAATGAAGCTGTAATGAATATGGCAGTTATGTATGAAAGGGTTGTAGGTAGAGTAATAGACAGTCCAGACAAAATGTCATTTGTTACATTTAATGCACTTAAAATAGCGGCACGATTTAGTTATTTAGGTCAGGCAGGTCTTGCGGCAATCACAGAAGTAGGTGCTTTATTTCTTAATCATGAAATTAAAACTATAAGAAATAGTTTATTAGATTTTATGGACGATTCGTTTGCAAGAAACATGTCTAAAAAAGATGCTCAGATAAATGGAGAAATGGCTGAGATTGCAATGGGTCAAGCTCATATGCGAATTGAGTCTGGTTCAGATAGACCAAATATGTTGAATCCTAGTTTCTGGGATAAAGCACAACATTTATTTTTTATGGGTAATGGATTAGGCCCAATTACACATATACTTAAATGGTGGGATTCTATGGCAAGGGGTCACACAATAATTGATTACTCACTTAAAGTTAAAGATGGTACAGCTAAACCAATGGAAATAGCATGGCTTGCTAAATATGATATTGATGCAGATACAGCAAAATTAATTGCAGACAGTCCTCATAAAATGGGACGAAATGGTACTAGATATGCTGATGTGTCTGAATGGACTAATGATATAGCTAAAGAAAGATATGGGGGTGCTTTATCAGGCGGTATAATGAATACTATTATGATGTCAACACCTGCTGATAAACCAATTATGATGGATGGTAGAGTTTATGTAAAACACAGTATTGCTAAGAAATGGGGTTATCCAGAAGATCCAAGAGTTAAAGGATATTCTCGTATGGAAAGTGGTATTCTTTCTGCACCTTTTCAATTTTACACATACGCTTTTGCCGCGCTTAATAAAATAACTGTTGCTTATGTTTCTGGTCATGCAAAAAATAGAGCATTAACAGCAATGATGTATATAGGATTGGGTTACTTTGCTGTTAAAATGAAAACTCCTTCTTGGGCTTGGGATAAAATGGATTATGAAGATAGATTTATGAGAGCTTTTGACCAATCTGGAATGGCGGCATTATATTCAGATATTTATTACACCTCTATGCATACTATCAATGCATTAGGTGGCCCTGATATTGGTCTTGGTTTTATAAATCCTAAGTTTCAAGATACACAAATTGGAGCTTTAGTAGGTATTACAGGTTCTGCACCCTCTGTTGCACAAGATTATTTTCTTGCATTGCAAGAGTTTACTACAGGAGATACAGGAAAAGGCATGAAGGATATTTTAAGTGCTACTGGTATCTCACGATTTTATTGGTGGCGAGATTCAATGCAGGAGCTTGGAAGGACTCTTGACAAAACATTTGATTAATTATCTAACGAAGGTATGATACAGGCATGACAATAAGTACAGCAGACAACACACCAAGAGTGTCATATACAGTGTCACAAGGAGCAACACAAACAGCATTTGCTGTACCTTTTGAGTTTTTTGCAGATGCAGATTTAAATTTTTATGTTGATGGCACTAAAAAAACATTAGCAACTCACTATACTACTTCTGCTAATGCGCAAAATAATCTTGCTCATTCGTCTGGCACTACAGGTTATATACACACAACAACAGATAATAGTATTACTGGTGCTACTGGTGGTAGTACAGTTGTCATTACTAGAGATATAGCATTTGCCAGAACTACAGATTTCCCAACAGCAGGTGCTTTTGATGTTGATACTCTTAATACAGAGTTAGATAGAATTACTGCTATTGCTTCTGATTTAGAAGATTTAGCATCACGATCAGTTAGACTTCTTGATTATGATAGTGAAGTTTCTATGGAGTTACCTGCATTAGCTTCAAGAAAAGGAACTGTTTTAGGTTTTAATGCAACAACTGGTGTGGCTGAAGCAGGGCCAACGATTGCAAATGTAAATTCATTATCTGCTATTACAACAAACATAAATACTGTAGCAGGTATAAGTTCTAATGTTACAACTGTTGCAGGTATAAGTTCAAATGTTTCAACAGTAGCAGGTATAGCATCTAGTGTTTCTTCTGTTGCAGGAGTAGCTTCACTTATAACCAGTGATTTTGTATCTGATTTAAATACTCTTGCAACAAGTGATATAGTTTCAGATTTAAATACTTTAGCTACCAGTGATGTGGTCAGTGATCTTAATACTCTTGCAACAAGTGATATAGTAAGTGACCTAAATAAACTAGCAACTGATGACATAGTTTCTGATTTAAATACATTAGCAACTACAGATATAGTAAGTGACCTCAATACTTTAGCTACCTCTGATATTGTTACAGACCTTAATCTTTTGGCTACAAGTGCTATTGTAGAAGACTTAAATCTTTTGGCTACAAGTAGTGTAATAGCTGATATGGCTACTCTTGCAGGATCAGGAGCTAATCCTAATATTACTTCATTGACTGCAAGTGGTGAGATAGCGGCAGGAAGTTTAGATATATCAGGCAATGTGGATGTAGATGGCACATTAGAAGCAGATGCTATGACGTTGAATGGTACAGCTATAACAACCACAGCTACATTATCTACAGGCATATCAAATGGTAATCTTCCAGTGTTTACTTCTGGTGTTGCTGATGATGATTTTCTTAGAGTATCAGGTACATCAATAGAAGGTAGGAGTGCTTCAGAAGTATTATCAGATATAGGTGGTCAAGCGGCTCTTACTTTTGGAATTAGCAATACGAATGCAGTGAAGGTGGATAGCTCTAGTGTAGCTGATGACGAATATGCCAGGTTTACGGCTAATGGATTAGAAAGCAGATCAACAAGTGAAGTGCTGTCAGACATAGGCGGTCAAGCCTCCCTCACCTTTGGGATATCAAATACCAATGCTGTGAAAGTAGATAGTGCTTCTGTTGCTGATGACGAGTACGCAAGGTTTACAGCGAATGGTTTGGAAAGCAGAAGTAACTCTGAGGTTATATCTGACATTGGAGCAACAACGGCAACAGCGGCGGCTGACGAAGCGACAGCATTAGCGATTGCATTAGGAGGATAATATGGCAAACGCATTTAAAGTAATCACAAGGGATGTCTGCCCTGCCAGTGCAGGAACTCCAGAAACTTTGTATACAGTACAGACTGGCAGTACCATAGTTGTTCTGGGATTAAACCTAGCAAACGTACATACGGCACAGGTCACAGCTAGTGTTACTCTTGTAAGTACAACAACACAAACATCACAAACACAGAACACAACAGCTCATATTATCAAGGATGCACCTATACCATCAGGTTCTACTCTTTCAGTGCTTGATGGAAAAATAATATTGAATGTTGGTGATATTATAAAAATTGACTGTTCAGTGGCAGATAAGATTTCAGCAACAATGTCGTACATGGAGCAAACCTAATGGCTGGATATATAGGAAGTAAAGCTGTTCTACTCAGCACGACTGCGGCAGAAGTTAGTGGTGATGCTCTTATTACTGGAAATTTAAAAGTTGCAACAATTCAGAAGACAAACGGATCGGCTCCTACCCTGGCTGATTTAAGTATTAATCATACTGGTAGTATAATACAAACTGTTTATGCGGCTGGAGCAAGTAGTACAAAAGGTTTTGGAAGTTCCACTCAATATAGTTCAACTACGTTTACAGATATAGATGGGTCTACTCTTAATATAACGCCATCTTCAACCAGTAGTAAAATATTAATTTTAGCTTCAAATCATGTATATGCTCCAAATTTAAGTAGCAATAGTTGGAGAGGAGCTAATATAAATATATTAAGAGGCTCAACAATTATCTCAGATGAAACAGGTAATTACGGTGCTGGCGCTCTTTTTGTAGACAATGATGATAGAATAATGTGGCATTCTTCAAGACAAATTGTTGATAGTCCATCAACTACCTCATCAATTAATTATAAATGCCAAATAGCAACTATCTATAATAGTCATATTGTATATGTAAATAGAGATAGCTATGGATCAGGTGGGCATCTTATGGCGATGGAGATAGCAGGATGACAGACTATTTAGCAAAAGCACTATTCCAACTTAATGTAAAAGAGTTTGTTCTTAGAGGAGAACCAACAACAGAAGCTGAATTTAATGCTATGTTCCGTAAAGTAACAGGAGCAGATAGTAATGGTTCCGCTATAGAAAGTTCCAAACCTTCAGACTTTGGTGTGACTTGGAAGCAAGTTAGTGACAAGATGAAAGTTTTAGAAGATGCAGAACCAATGAGGCTACTAAGAAGAGAAAGAGATAAACTTTTGGCTGAATGTGATTGGTGGGCAAGTTCCGACTTAACCATAACGGATGATCAAAAAAAATATCGGCAAGACCTTAGAGATATAACTAAAACAGCAAGTCCTAAAATCATAGGAGATGGCCCTAGCGCTTCATTAGATATGTCTAGTGTAAATTGGCCTACTAAACCATAGGAGAACAAAATGGCAGGCTATTTAGGTAATATTCCGACCCCACAAGCTACCATAACTACAGATAAATTTGTCTGTACTTCTGGGCAGACTTCCTTTGCTACCAGTGGATATACCGCAGGCTCACAAACGCTAGAAGTGT